ACCTGCAGCTCCCAAGCCTGCAATACCTGCAGAAATTAAGCCTGCTGCTACAGGAGACAAGGTTCCTCCTGACGCAACAGCTATAGCCCCTGCAGCAGCTACAGTAACTATAGCAGGTAAGCTTGTACCTATACCACCTGCTATATCTCCTGCAACTTTCCAACCCTCAGTAGGGTTATACCAATCATCAGCGTGATTATAATCTACCCAATCATTAGCGAATTGTTGTTCAGCCCAATCATCAGCACCAAACAATTTAGCTAAACCACCTGCAGAGTAGTCCCATATACCCTCAATACTGCTTAGAAACCCAAGTCCTAGCTTTTCAAAAGTATATCCAAGACCACCAAAGAAACCACCTTTATTTTTTGAAGATTCTTCTTCTAGTTTTTGTTTCTCTTCAATTCTAGAAAGGGCTGTGTTTTTTTGATTATTAGACAATAAAGAAGACGCACCTGATTTATACATATTTTCTTGTTTAATCATTGATAGTGTTTTCATTTATTTACTCCTATTACTTGATTTTTATAAAAACTTTTCAATATAACCCTTAACTTCATCAAGCGTTACAAGACCTTTTCCTATAGCAACGCCTAGATAAGAACCATTGAAAGCATTAAATATTTCTTCTGAAACGCAATCTTTTAGGCTTTCGTATGGAAGTAAGCCATATTTATTTATGTCTTCCTGCATTGACTCCTTTATGTATTGATGATTATCATCTAAATCAAACACATTATAGAAACCTTTTAATAAACCTGCAGGACGGTTACCGTCATCAGTAATAGTTAATATTCCGTTAGAAACGCTATTAAAATGATTTGCCGTAATAACACTGTAACAATCAGTATTCTCTTTATATGTTTCATATCCTACCAAACAAACTTCTTGTTTATTAAACTCATTGTTTTCTTGACTAATATAATAGAATTTGTGTCCTATATAGTCCTTAACATTATCTGAGTTTATTAAAACGTATTTATTAAGAATAATATCAAAGAAACCGTGTCCGTAAACAACATTTACTTCTGATTCATTGTCAAACTTTAACTTAAGTACGTCATACTCTTTCTCAGAATCATAATAAATATATGAAACAGGAGAAGAGTCAAGACTGCCTGTTTCGTGGTTAAAGACAAGAACATTATCTCCAACAAGCAACTTATCTACAGTTTTTTGAGTGCCGTCAGCCATAGTTATTAAGGTGTCCCCTGTGTAACAACCACCGCCGCCGTCATCTCCGTCATCTTTTTTAGTAAAAGCAGAATCATAAAGACTATTGATTTTGTTTTTATTATCATCAGTAAGCCAGCCTGTAGAGAAAAGTTTTTCTTTTACAGCTTTTGCTGTGCTTTCATCAACAAGACTTCCGTTTAGATAGAATAATGACGCTGCAGATATTGCACTAGATACGCCTGCATTATATTTGGTCTTAAGACTGTTATAGTGTTCTTGAGTAATATATCCGCTCTTTAAAGCCCTATCAATTTCGCCTGTATTTGCAGAACCGAAATCGCTTTCAATAATTGAAGAGTAAGACTCGTAGTAATTAGATTGATATTTTGCAACAATGGTATCGTATTGCTCTTGAGAAATATCTCCATTTTTTAAAGCAGATTTAATACTATCAAAGCCCTCCATATCTACTTTGCTCATCAATTCCTTAAAGTTTTTATCTTGTTTATTAACAATATAGGTGTTAGCGGCAGTTTTAAGGTCTTCAATTTGACTATCACTAAGACCATATTCGGCACCAAGAGAGGCAAGTTGTTCAGCAGAGTATTCTCCTGAGTTTGCAGAGTCTAATAGAGCAGTATAATAACTTCTAATATCTTCAGCTTTCTTCTCTAGTTTTTCTTTGTCTTGTTTTTCCTGGTACTTGATAGCTGCGTCCCCAAGACTTGTAATATCTTCTTCAGACAAGCCATATTTATAACCAAGACTTTCTAACTGTTCTTTAGTATAGGCACCATTATTAGCATAAGATAACAATTCAGAATAAGCAGCTTTCTTCTCTTTTTCTTGTTGTTCTTTATACTGTACGATAGCTGCGTCATTGTTTAACATATTTTCTGCATAAGTCATTTCTGCGTCAAGCTTATTTTGACTAGCATTTTGCTCTATCTCTAATTTGTTTGAGTCAGCAATATACTTAGCGTCTTGTTTTATAGCCTCAGCATTAGCGTTGGCAGATTGCGTTTCTGCTCTTTGAGTTGCATAAGCTTTACTTTCTAAGTAATCACTATATCCACTTTGATTTAGTCCCATACTTTCTAAAGCTTCAGCATTAGCTCCTGCAGTGGCTTTGTTTTGTTCATAACTAGAACGTGCGTCGATTATGTTTCTTTGTCTTTCATTCTCTGCATTTTGTTCAGTTTGTTGACGTTGCAACTCCACCATTTCTTGAGCTTGTTGTTTTTGCTCTTCAATAGCTTGAATTTGCTTATCATAATTTTCCTGATAACCCTCAGCCCTCTTTCTCAAAAACTCCTCGTAGCTGTCAACAGGTTCACTGTTAGTCGCAACAGGAGTAGCGTTATTGCTTTCTTGCGTTTGAGATTGATTGCTGGCATAAGTAACAACTTTTGAACTATTATTGTTTTCGCCTAAAGTAGTAGTGGCAGCACTTTTACTGCTTGCTGCTTTGTCTGAAATATAATTCGCATAAGTTACACCTGCAGAGATTGCATTTTTAAATCTATCTCCAAAAGATAAATTTTGATTGTTTATTAAGCTTTCATCTATTTTGTAGCCGTAATAATCAGCAGCCTTTTTAATCATATTCCTTGTAACGTCATTACTTTGAGAAGAATATTGTTCTTGCCACCAAGAGCCATTATGTCCCCCATATAAAGCCTCTGTGTTACCCTGATATGTTGTGTCAAGTGTTACAGGCTTAATTTCCTGCGTTGGCTGTACGTTTGGAGTATTAGCATTAGCTTTAAGGTTTGTTTGATACGTTGTATCTAATTCGTTTTTCTTATTTTGTGCCATTATTTACTCCTCCTTGTAATTTAGACAACAAATATTGTTCATATTCTTGCCTGTTTTGATTATCTTTAGTAAGAGTGTCTATTTGTTGTTGCATAGCTAACATTTGTTGTTGTTTTTCAATCATTTTTTTGATTCTTTCAACATTGTCGTGAGCAAAAGGATAATGTGTGCGTTCCATATTTTGCCAAAAGATAAGTAATGTATCTAATGACTTAGGGTCGCCATAAGCTCCTTGTTGGAAGTTAGCCCTATTCTCTTGCCACAAGACTTCTCTTTGCTTATCTACGTCAACTGAGGCGTCAGTAGAGAACAAATATTCATCATTGTAATACCACTCTCCTGCGTCATCACGTTCAATAAAATCATACCTATTGAATATATAGTTTTGCATTTTACCTTGTTCGTCAATATAAACTGCAGGACGTGGCTCATCAGCATAAGCTAAATAATATTGAAAAATAATCTGGTCAATTTCTGCATAAGCTGCGTTTTTCATTCTACGCTTGCTATCAAGACGACCTGCAGACTGATTAACTTGTATTTGTTTAGCCTTTCCACTTTGTGCAGAACTATCATATTGTCCTTGATAACTGTCAGAAATACCAAGAATACGTTTAGCCTGGTCGTAGATTCTATCAGCCTCTGCAATATCTCTTGAAATATCAACCTGTAAATCAACTCTACCAAACAGCTTTGCGTTTGCCTGGTTAGTCCTAAAAGCTTTTTTCCACAAAGAATTATCTAACTCTCCACTAAAGCTTTCAGGAACCATAGGGAATACCCCACTACCTATACATTTTTCAACTATTCTAGTTTCAATCTTATTACTGCCTTGTTGTTGGTGGCGGATAGCCTCACAATCTGATTGCCCAAGTAGATTATCTTCTTCAGATATATTCTTACGAATTACTACAGGAAGAATATTTGGAGTATAGAACGGAAGTTTTGTTTTTTCCATTTTAGGAACTTCAACGTCTATCATTTTAGGTAATAATACACCCTCTACGTCTTCTAACATAACGCTGCCGTCTTCAGGGTTTATAGCTTGTTGTTTTTGTGTTTCAGTAACAACCTGTCCGTCTTTAACTACCACACACATAGCAGGAAGAATTGTGCCGTCAGAAAGAGCAATATCTCTATCTAACTCTTCATATTCTTCGTTCATCAATTCATATTCAGGTTTTTCACAAGTGCAAATTTCTTTTCTTTTTCCACAATGTTTACAAACTTGATATTTACGTGCGTAATAATCTTCAATATCAGACAACTGTGTATCTGCAGACCAAATATATTGACAAACTTTGTCTTTGTCGTTTTTGTAATAACAAACATACAAAGTTGCTGTATCTTCATCTGCATTTTCATCTGATTCGGTTTCATCTGCTACAGCAGGCGTTACACCATATCTACGAACTATATCATCTTTGGTTGTTTCAAACTCAATGAAACAATATTCCATTTCTTTTATATCGTAAATATGAGGTTGTCCTGTAAACTTTTTGGGGCTTAAGCAGCTAAGCTTAATATCTCCCACAGTGTTATGAGTGGTAATAGAATTATCCCACTCTACAAGCCATATAGAGCCACCATAAACAGGGTTAAACCTTTCATCAATATCATTTAACTTCTCAAAAGGTAATTTGTTTCGCTTGTTTTTTAACAGCGTTTCAATACTTTTAGCGTTTCTTTCATTTTTCTCACTATACATTTCAGGAGATACAGCAGGGTTAGGCAAATAGCTTGTAACCTGGCTTTCAATTAGCTCGTATGTAATATTTCTTACATAACTCGCTTTAACGTTTGAGCCGTCAATTTCATCATCTCCCTTATATTGTTTAACATATTTTTCAATCTTCTCGTATAGCTCTTCAGATTGATTTCTTGCTGTGCGATATAAGTCTTGAAAGAACGCTAACTTTGTTGTATTACTTAAATCTATTTTCATAGTTCAGGTTCTCCATATCTTTTTATTATTTGTTGCCTTTCTTCTTCAGTACGTGCGTTATAATAATCTTCTAGTTGGTCTGGTCTATATCTGACCTTTTTACGTACTTTAGATTCAGGCGGCTGAGTCCAATATATAGCAAAGTATCTCAGAGCGTCAGGAGCGTGAGTTAGTTCGTGAGGCTCTTTAGCACAATCGTTATAATTCTTTTCATCAATTAGCAGCTGTGGTAAAGTTCTGATTAAATTAGGACAGTTTCTAAATATCTTTAATTTAGCTGTTCTAGTTCCGTCAGGAAGAGTGATAATCTTCATCAACTCTTTAACCTGTAGCCACCCTGCCTCTCTATCGTTATTTGATTGTACCAAGTCAAGACCATTTTCAGAAAAAGCTAACGCCCTACTCTTTCCTGTTTCCTGGTTTCGATTCCACATATCAGGAGGAGCAAGTCTTATACGAGGACTATACCAACTCTCTACAGTTCCGTCATCAAGCTCAACAAGTTCAGCTTTTTTAACTTCTGCTGCAGCGTCTGATATAATTAAGCCACTTTTATATATCTCGTGAAATACATATACATTTTTCTCGTTATCTATGGCAATCTTGTAATGTGCAAACATATCAAGACCATAGTCCATAGTATTATAAATAGACCAATCTTCAGGAATTTTAAAAGGTGTGCAAGTGTGAACGTTATAATCAAATTCGTTGAAATAACTTCCACCTAAATTACTCAAAGCCTCTTCAGCTGTACGAGGATATTCTTGCTTAACCTTAACTCCCAAATCTTTTGCAGTACTTTCATACCACTCAAGTGTTCTACGAGGGTCAGAGAACACTGAGAGGAATATCTTATGAAATGCGTTATCTTCTAGCCACAATTTCTCAAAAAGTGTACCTTTTTTAATTGTAGATAAACCGATAACTTTACCACCTGTTGGACGGTTGATTGTTGGATATGCAGAAGTCCAAATTTCTTCAGCATATTCCTGAAACGCCCACTCGTCCAAAAGCAGAATATTACCTGTAAAGGAACGTCCTGCTGCAGGGCTTGCAGGGAAAGCTTTAAACGTTGATATAAGCTTGCCTTTGCTATTTGTGATAGTAATAGCTGTTGCAGTCTTATAATACGTCAAGCCGCCACCTAGCAATATTTCAGGCATATTGTCGAGAACGACACTCATACGCCTTACTAACTCTTTTGCGTCGTCCTCAGTTTTTGATAGAGCAACGACTGTATGTCCTAGATTGAATATTAAATCGTGTGTACAATAATATATTGCAAGCCACGTAATACCCATTTGTCGAGCTTTCAGTATTAAGTTTAACCTATTCTCTTCAAATTCTCTTAAGACCTGGTTTTGTGCGTCCCAAGCACGGAATTGTTCTATAATATTAGGAGAGTCTTTATCTTCTATTACGCAATAATTGTTAGCCCAATAAACTACGTCATTTCTGCAATACTCAAATTCGGCTTTACGAATCTTGTCTATATACTCAGTATAATTCTTAGCCGTTATCTTTGTTTGGTTCGGCATTTAACCTTTTCTCCACTCTCTCAATAAGCTTTAAGGTCTTTTCATCTACAGGAGCACCTGTAACCTTTGTATCAACTTCTTGCTTATCTTTCTGATTGTGATTATTAACTGCTTCAAACTTTGCGTATATAGGGTTATATACACCTATTACAGCCATTGACGTAAGTTTACCTAGCTGAATCTCTTTCGCACGTGCGTAACAGTCTGCAAAACGTCGGTTCTTCTCACACCAATTTTTCAGAGTCCCTGTAGATACACCTATTTGAGCTGCAAATCTTTCAAACGTTGGATACTCTTCAGGTAAAATTATAGGTGTTCTTGAGGTAAGTTCGCCTTTATAATAAGTTTCTTTGTATTCTACTCTTGTAGGAGGCTTGCTAAAATACTCAATAATTAAGTCGCAATACTCTTCTTTAAACTTAAGAGCAACCTCATTATCTTTCTCAAACTTTTTCCCCTCAGTGTTACCTTTTTGAAACTGACCTTTACTATTTCTCTTTCCTTTTACTGTAGATTCTTTTTTTTGACTCATTTCATTTCTCTCCTTATAAAAACAAAATGAGCCCAAATACTCCGTGTTGGAATATAAGGGCTCTAATCTCAATGGATATATGGCACATTTACTATTATCTATATTAGCACACAAGTTACTTTATTTAGTCCCTATTTATTGTTGTGCTAAGTAGAGTGCACTTGCTTTATTATTATATAATATATATTTATATCTACATTAAATTACATAACATACTATAGTAATAATATATATTATAGTAGGGCGAGGCTTTTGGCAATATCGAATATAAACTTTCTTTTGCGACTATAATAAGTGCATTTTGCCATTAAATATTGTGCGTCAGAAAAGTAATAACCACGCTTTTTTTGAATATCGGTTATCAGACACTTTCTGACACCCACTTCAATATCTTCAAGGGCTTTATCAATTATAGCATTAAGCTCAACATATCTAGCTAACACTTCGCCTGTAATGGTTCCATATTTGATAGCTCTTTCTCTGCGATTATAATCTACACATATAGTTTTAACAATATCTACTACACTTGTAGGTATATCATACTTAAAATATGCTTTTTGTCTTGCCATAACTTTTAACTCCTTTTAACGTGGTATATTGCCGCCGCAACGTTCATCATCTCGCTTTTTTAATCTAGCTCTAATTTCGTTATATTCCTCTACCCACTCTATAGGGATAGGGAATTTAGCTCTTGTATATCTATTTATCGCCTCGCCAAGCTCAATAGCTCTTTCTTCTTCGTGAATATAGCGTGGCTTTATTCCCAAAGGTGGCTCTTTTATATTTAGGCGTATTCTCAAGAAAGCTGTGTTTGGCTCTTCTTTGTAATTTGTTGGTTTTGTTGTTCTATTACTAGGAGAAACAACTGTAGTGCAGAAAGCACAAAATCTGCTGCCTTTGTTTACACAATTCTTGCAGTTATACTCTTTTCGATTTTCCATTTTTATTCCTGGTACTCTTAATGGGTTCTAGCTCTTCTTTTGTTCGCTTTAAACTTCGTTCCTGGCTTACTAGATAAATTGTAAAGGTGGCGGCTAATATAGCTGCACCACCAAGCAATAAACCTGCACAGAGTGCGATTAGTTTACCTGCAGCAAGTGAAATAACCCCACAAGCAAAACTCACACAAATAATTAAAATTAAAATACAAAAACTTTTAATTGTCATAACGATTCTCCTTTTCTGAGGCAAGATTCATAAACTTCCTCATCTTTTCAAAATCAACAATCTTTTCAGCGTCCTTGATTGTTTCAAATGTTTTATTTGTTATTTCCTCTTCAGTTTTTTTAAGTTGATAACCTATAGGGGCAACTGTTGAATTTCTTACAACAGCAAATAATAATAATCTTAAACGCTTTACAATCTCTTCGTGGCATTTGATACACATTATGTCGTCCTCCGCCACCTCTTGACAGTTAATACAGGTCTTAGCATTGTTAGCTGCAAGCTGTTTGTTGGCAGCTATTGCTAGATTGTATTCAGACTTATATGTATCTCGCTCGATTTGCGTCTTTTTCAGCTCTTCTTTAAGCTCTTTAATATATTCTCTACAACTCTTAGCCATAACGCCTCCTAACTAGCCTTAAGTTCTAAAGCTGCTCTTGAAATAAATTCGCCATTAGTCATATTAAGAACTTTTGATTTAGATATTGCGTGTCTGATTGCACGTTCTACCTTACTAGCTGTTTCGTCAAGAGTTTTAGCCACGTCAGGATATAATCTTTTCGTAATGTTATATTTATAGCTTCTATCCTTTTGCACTAGCTTAATAGCCTCTACAAGGCAGTCAAAGCCTTTGTATTGAGTTCTTATTCCTTTGTTTATTAAATAATTTTCAATCTTATTCATTCTATTTCTCCTATTTGTTATTTTTTATTTTAGATATAAGTTTTAACGGACAGTTCTTTTTTCTTTCTTTATAATCAGTTATAACGTTGTCTTCTTTTAGCATTGCGTCAAGCTGCTTACAATAAAGCTCTCCCTTATAATCTGCATTACAAAGAGGACAAAAAGCACAGTTTCTAGGAAATTCATCTACATATATTTTCATAGGTTTTCCGCCTCTTTTTCTGCTTGAGATTTGAAATATTTTTCAACGCCGCTTATTAGTGCAAAGTTTTCAACTTCTAACCGCATTTCAGGGTGTGAACCAGAGCAAAATGTTTCACAAGCCAACTTTAAAGCATTTTCTAAAACTGCTATTTGGTGTTTTAACAATTTTTTACTTTGCTCCTGACCTTTTATGTAGGCATACGCTGTTTGTAAGTCGCAGTCAATAGTTGCAAGACCGTTAAGACAGTCAACTATTTCCTGATTTGTTAATATATGTTCGCCACCCAAAACATAATGATGAACAAACTTACCGTCAATACACTCAAATTCGTGTATAATTCTATCTTTTGCTTTCTCTAAATCAGTGCTTTTAATTATGTCATTTGGTAGTTTCATTTTTAACCTCCCGCTCTGCCTGTTGTTTAAAATAATTTATTGCCTGCCTTTCCTCAAAACCTTGCTCAGTTTCACAATAACAAGGACAATCTCCACTTCCGCTGTATTCCCTATATTCGCAAAAATCACAGGTTTGTTGAAAATTACTATTACTACAAGCTAGCTCAAGAGCTCTTTCTAGCACTTTAATTTGGTAATCTTTTAGAGTTCTAATTGTTTCCTTTTCAGGCTGAGCAATATTATGTTCTTTTTCATATTCTAAGCCCTTATGAATCAGGTCGTTAATTCTTTTTTTGGAAACATTGTAACTTAATTTATAACTATTCATCTTTTGCCCTCCTGTTCTTCTTTTTCTATATTTAAAGGACACCATTTAGGCGTCTTTTTTATTGTAAATTCAGTTGAGCGTCTTTCGGTTCTACATATTTCAGTTTGACCTGCTGTCCTTGCTAAAACACTAGGGCTTTTAGCGTGTCTGCAGAAATATATACTTCTACCATTTTTAGATTCATTAAATACACAATGTTCACAATCTTTACATTTAATCATTATCTAATATTCCTCCCCTGTTATTTCTTTAATCTTTTGTTTTAGTTTTACAGCTTTATTGTGCTCAGAAACAAATTTTTGCGTTGTCTGAGTGTTATTTCTAACAAGTTGTTTATTTGATTCCTCTAGCTCTGCTATTTGTCTATCTCTCTCTGCAATTTCAGTAGCACACATTTGCAGTATTGAATCACTGTCTTTAGCCTTTTCATAAAGAGCTAGCTTAATATTTCTTAAGGTAAACTCTTTTTCAAGTTCCTGATAAGCTTTTTCAAGACTTGCCACTGAATCAAATTTAGATATTTTTAACTTGCTTTTCTCGTCTAAATACTTCTTATTTAATACGTTATAATTAGCATTAGTACAGTCGAGCTGTTTTTGTAATTGTTCTATTTTTAGCCTTTGTTTGTGGTTAATTTTCATTAAGCCATTACTAAGTTTAATTTCTAAATTTAACTTGCTTGTAACTTGCTGAACTTCAGATTCTAGTTTCTTTATTTTTGCAAGATTGTCTTGTTGATACGATAGTTTTCCTTGTTCTATATCGTCCTCAAGGTTTGCTAGTCGGTGTACAGCTTGAGAGTTAGTTGACACAACTCCGTCCGTTTCGTCAATAACACCCACCCAATCTTTCTCTCTAAAGGTTAGCCTTTTGTATTTTTTCATTACACACGCCTCCTGATAGACTACATTTTTTAACCTGCAAACACCTTATCTGAAATTTCTCGCAGTAATGATACCTGTGTGAAATTCCTATTGTATGATAGCCTGCAGGCTTATATGTTGAGTGCCACCTTTTCTCTTTTGAAAAAGGACAATTTATACAATCACTTATTTTCAACTTTGATTCCTCCCAAAATAGCTTTATCGTCTGCTATGCTAACTAATTCATCTACGCCATTATAATAAGTGTCAACACCAACACATATTTGCTCTATCGGAATATCAAATTTATCTTTCATATCCTCAACAACTTTGTTGATAAATTTTGCATTTACGACACTTCCATAAAGCCTAGCAGCACCATATTCATAGTCTAATAAACAGTCAACAGTACATACCTTTGTGTCATAATCATAATTAAGAACGTAAGGCACCTCAATATCTCCTGCTTTACCTGTAGCTTGTTCATACTTAATTGCCGCCTCTATCCTTTTTCTTAAAGAAACAGCCTTGTCTTCGTCCCAATAGATATGTGTAATCTTTCCGTCTTCCCTTTCTATCTCTGTTGGTTTTACTAAAAACTTCTTATATTTTTTATACATAGCAACCAAGAAGTCTGAATACTTATATTTTTTCTGAACAAAGAAACCTCTAATTACAAATTTTGTTTCATTACAACTCATAGTTTTCCTCCAAATCATTTACATAACACCAACTTTGTGGCGGCTTAACAATTTGAACAGGGACTCTACAGTCCTCGTCAAATCTGCAAGCAGAACTCTCATAACCACTTATTTTACAAGAATTACATTTTTTAATTGTATAGAACTCACTTAAAGCTTTTGGCTTTTTATAGATTTTTAACTTATCAATACCCCAAGAATAACCTGTCTTATTGCCTAAGTATTTTCTTAAGCTCAAACCTCCAAGACACGACTTTTGCATAAGCTCTTTATGTTTTCCCATAAATATAATGCTTTCAATATCAAACTTAACTATGTTTTTAAGAGTAAACTCTGCGACCACTTTACCTAAACTAAAACTATCTATTAAGACACTTTCACAACACTTAATACTGTTAAAATATTTTCTTTCGTTCTTAGTGCAATAAATATAAACTTTGCAAGGTAATTTACATTTTGGTATTGTTTTTCTAATCTCAATAGTCTTTTCGCCATTGAGTATTTTCTCAACCCATTGAGGCTGAATACTGATTAAAATAGCGTTCATACTATCTCCTTATAAATTAAGATAATTTCAGGTCTTCAGGTCGTGTTGCTTTACTGTTAATTTCTCTTCCATATCTAACAAACACATATTTATCGTTTACGCTAGTTATTTCTCCATACTCACATTGAGATTCATCACAGCCCTTAAAAGGAATATATTTAACTATGCTGCCTATGTGTTTCCTTGCTTCATCTAATGTCATAAAGCCTCCTTAAAATCTGATACACCTGTTTTCAAATTTTTTATAAGCGTCAAGATAAATCTCTTGCTTATCTCCATTAAGAGTAATTTCATAATACATACCGTCGTGCAGATTAGTACTAACCAAAGCTTTATTATTTTGAAGAGTTTTGCACTGCCAAACAATATAGACGTCTTCTTCAGTTATTTGTTTATTATCACTAATATCTAAATGCTCATTAGCGTAATTTTTTACAATTTCAATACACTTTGCCTCAAATTCTTTATTAGTCATCTTTATTCTTCCTCCTTAAAAATTCTAATAGGTAAAATAAGTTGTTCGTTTAAAAAGTCCGATTCTTTAGAACGAATTATAATAGGCTTAATTGGGTCTTCTTTGCACTCAATAATTGCCATATTATTTTTATTTAAAGAGGTCTTTTCAATTACTTTCATAGCCTCAACAACATATCTAGCATTTACTGCAAACTCTCTATCGTGTTCTCTATCGCCGTCATATATCTTATCGGCGTCAACATAATCTCCTGCAGGTTTGTCGAACACATAAGAAAGGAGTCCGTATTCGGTTTTAACCTGAACAGTAGTCTGAATTTCATCAGCACATAAAACAACGTCGTTAATGCCATTTTTGCTTACTTTAATTTGAATAGGTTTAATATATCCCTCAAACAAGTCGCAATCAACATTTTCTCCTAGAGAAACCGTAACTCTGCTAGCCCTATATCCGTCAAGGGAGTAAGCAACAAGCTTATTCCCTGTAACTTTTATTTTGATAAATTTTAAAATAGGTCTTGACTCATCACGTGCTACGCTACATTTAACAGCGTCCATAATTCTTTTAAAAACGATTTCATTTATTCTAATTTGATTCATAATTTTTATCCTCACAATATTTAATTTTTATATTTTTAGGTATAACACTTTTATTTACTTTGCCTGATAAATAATCTAATAACGTCTGATAACTTACAAACAATTCTTTTGCTGCAGCCCTAACAGACTCATACACTTTACCGTTTATGGAAACCTTTTTATTTTTTCCTGCTAAAATACCTGTTTTCTTTCCTAATTCTTGCTTTGTAAATATTTCTATGTTATACCAATCACAATTTTTAGGGTTACCGTCTTTTAAAATTACACTGTATTGCTGAGAATTGTATTTGGGACACATTTCTCTAGCAACTAAAGATTTAACCTTTACAGCCTTATTTTCAATTTTTACATATAAATCATCATCTTTTATAAAGCCCTCAAGTTTTCTTTCTTTTCCGTTTTTGTACCTAACACAAACAACGCCTGAGGTGTGAATATAATACAATTTTCCAAGTTTTGACTCGTGTATTAAATGAAAATAGTGGTTTGCTCTATGAGGTAATTTAATATCCTTAAAATATAAACTTCCACTCATACAACTACTTCTTTAATTTCGTCAGCGTCATAAATTCTATTTACTGAAACCTCGTAGGCTACACCCTTTAAAACAACGTCATCAGTTAATTTCTTATCATATTCACGGCTTTGAAGTCTGCCCTGGATAGATACTTTTTTTCCTACATTAAGTTGACCTATATGAGCAGCTGTTCTACCCCAAACAATACAAGGAATATAATCTGACTTTCCACGTTCTCTATTTACAGCTAGATGAATATCGCAAATATCACGTCCTAGTGGTGTAGTTCTATATTTAGGAGCCTTACAAAAAGACCCTGTAATCTCAACACTGTTAATATCTTCAGCGTAACTCAAAACTTCTTGAGCAAATACTGTAATAATAAGTCTGTTTTTATTGTCTATAACCCTGTTATATGTTCTGACCTGACCCTTAATAGCAATCTTTTCTCCTGGTGTAATTTTTTCCTGTAATAATTGTGAAATGTTTACAGGAATTATATCTTCCTTTCCACTGTTACGTTTTACCGATAGCAAGAAAGAATAAAAGTTCTCGCCGCAGCAATTATAAGTTGTAGGTTCTGATACTACAGTTCCTGCTAAATTTATTTTGTTATTGTTGTTTTTCATATTTCCTCCGTCTAACCATTAAAAGTCATCTTTCCTTGATTCCAAATGGTTGATATTAAATAATTTTGTTTATTTTTCACTTCGCCCTTTTTAGCTTTTTCTTGAACTTCCATAATTACATTATACAAATCGTTCATAGTTTCTTTATCTTTAAAGAAATAAACGAGTTGTTGTAGAAAATCAATAGTATCAATATTTCTATGATTGATAGTTAAAGTTCGTTTATTAGCTATTTCATCAATAACATTGTTTAGATATTCCTCAAGGCTAAAACAAGGGTCGCCAAGCAACTCAAAAGCATTATTATAACTATCCGCTATTTCCTGGCATTTTTGTTTTAATATATCTCTAAACCACTGCACCTTTTCTGCGAATTTATCATCAGTATCAGATTCTTCAGAACCTTTATCGTCCCTGTTTATGGGTAAACACGGCTGTGGAGTTTCACTTTCAGGAGTATCAGAACTTCTTGTTTTCCAACGTTCTTCTGCTGCTTTTTTACGAGCTATAGTAATTTCCTCCCTTTTCTTTATGTTCTTAAGGACACGTTCCGAATAAATTTTTCCTTTCTTATTGACAAATAGGTCATAGTTGTTAATAATTGCCTGACACATTTCAGGTTTTGCTTGTAAATCAAAAGCTATATTGTCTATATCGTTTTCTTTGATATATCCACCCTCTTCGTGCAATATCTCAACAATACACCAATAAACACCAACACCCTCTAACCCAAAGTCTTTTCGGACTCCTCTTAAACTCAACCTCGCACCGTAATCGTGTGGGAAATACTCATTTGACATTAGTTACCTCCTACAAATACTCTTCAAGAGTAATTTCTACTTTTGGTTCCATTGCATATTTCTTAACTATTGTTAGCTCAACTATTTGAGTATCATCTTTGTATGCAACGTCATTTAAAGCGTCGCAAATAATTTTTGCTATATTATCTACGTCAGGCTTTGTTACAGGGAATATTGTGCCCTGTAACGCCTGTTCGATTTTCTTTTTAGAGAAAGACTTTAATACCGCAAAGAAAGCAGTAATTTTCATTTTTATCGGTTTGTTAAATAAATCATAATCTACCGTTTTAGCCTGCTGAAAAGAAACTTTTACCAAATTTTCATATATAACATCTTCTTTGGCTTTAACAGCTTGTGCGTAGCCGTGAATTGTTGAAAATTTAGGTCTTTTTTTTCCAACAGGAGAACCTACAACCTCAAATTTCATTATTACTCCTTATTTTCGTCAGCAAAGAAATCAAATTCTTCACTTTCTTCAGGTGTAACGTTTGTAACTACAGGCTCTATAGTTTCGTTAGGAGAAACAGTATTATCTTCTTCAAACTCAACGTTGATTGCCTCTCCGTTTTCATTGATAACCGAATTATCCATTTCAAAAGCTTTTTGCATATCAATACTCATAACTCCCCATTGAGAGATTAAGTGTCTGATTAAAGTTTTAAAAGCCATTTCGTCAAAGTTTTTATACCAAAATGAGCTGTATTTATATAATTCTTTTTGCGGTATTTTACCATTGATATAATCGTCGTATTTTTCAGCACTAAAAGCTTGAGAATAGGTATCTGCGTGTTTTATCATTTTCGTTTTAGTCCAATACACAGTTTTCTTAAAGCCGTTAA